TAGGTTCTAAGTGGCAGTTAAATAACAGTGGAACTTCCACTGCTAGTGCGAGTCTTTCTGGAAATGACAGTATCTCTTGGAGTAATGGTAATGGGACTGCTACTTCACAATCTTTCTCAGTAACACCCGGAAGCCCTGCTGGTACAGATTTTATGGAAATGATGCAAGTGGTAGAGGCAAACAATTGTTGGGAAAGGTTTTATTGTAATACTTCTGGTGGGAGTGCTGCTGGCAATGTTCATGTTACGAGTGAGTCTAATGCGAATGGGACTCTCACAGTCTATGACCAAGATGGAGGAGGATTTTAAATGAAAAAACTATTTGTAAATAACAATTACCTTCGTAAATTGCAAGGGAAAAAACTATCTTAGGAGATATATAATATGGCGTTTGGTTTAGGTGGTTTATTAGGAATCGGTGCAAAAGGTATCGGAAGCATGCTCGGAAGCGAGTTTGGTCAGAATGTTATAGGCGGTATAATGGGTAACCAGAAGATACAGCAAGGTATCGGTCAGCAGAATAAAGTCATTAGTGGTTTAGGGGATGAAGATAAGATAAGGGGTGTCTGGGATCAGTCACAGGGTATAGTCGGCAAAATGACTAATTTTGGTCAGTATTCTGGTGCTGCTATGGATTTAGCTAGTCAAAAAGGTAATCAAGGTGTAGAAACTGCTATGCAGATGGGCCAAGGTGGTAGTCAAGCGAATGCTATAAAAAATCGTTTAAAGCAAGGTGGTATGGCTGAAGCATATGGTGCTTTTAATAAAGGATTAGGTCAAGCTGGTGCAATGCAAATGAATATAGATCAGGGTGTCTCTGGAGAAATGTCAAAACAATTGGAACACCAACGTGATCTTCGATTAGCTCAGGGGCAAGCTATGCAAGAACAAGGTGGGATGATGATGCCTGATATGTTTGGAAAAACTGGGTTGCTAAGTAAGATTGGTGGCGGTTTAAAGGGATGGGCCAATAGATAATGGGTGTTTGGGATTATATAACTGGTAAAGGTGCTCAAACTCCTGCCTATACAGATTTAGGTGGAGCTGTTGATTATAGAAATCAGATGAAAGAGCAATATGGTCAAGACAGTGATCGTTATAAATCAATCCAATCTGATATAAATCAAGCTTATCGAGGGACTGAAGGCTCTGATGATCCGTATGCACAAGCTGCACAGAATTGGGGTGGCATATCTATGGGTGCTCCTGCTCAAATGGATAGATCATTAGGTGGAGATATAAGAGGTTTATTAGGTATGTTTAATCCCTTTAAGGGTGCAGCAGGTGGAGCTCAGTCTCAGCAATCCCCTTATATGAATCGTCCCGGTGCTCAAGGGCCGCCTGCACCTCAATCTCCTAATATATGGCAAAGAATTTGGGGAGATAAGGAAAGTAATAAACAATTTGTGGATGATCAAAGTAAGAAATTTGGGGAATCTGGGATAGGAAAATTTTTAGAAGGTGCTGAGCAGGCTGGACAAGGGCCAAAAACAGGAGTGTTTAATAATAAAGATGGAACGACTTCACAAGAAGTATACGATGAAGAGACAGGGACATGGGGCCCTGCACCACCTCAAAGACAACAACAGGGGCCACCATCTAAGTGGTACCAACAACAACCTTGGTAGGAATTAATTATGGCATATATACCAGATTTTAACGCAGCATATAGTTGGATGGGGAGTCCTAAAGAAGCAGCTGAGAGGGATGCACAGACAGCAACTACTGGATTCCAAGATAGAATTATGTCTGAGGCATTGCCTATTCAGCGAATGATGGCTGGCGGTAAACTAGATAAAGCTTCTATTGGCAATATGAGACCAATGGGTAGTGCTAATGCTCACTATCAACAATTAAGAGAAGATATGCCTAATTCAAAGGGCATTGATCAACAAATGTTTCAAGAGATGTATGGATATGGTAAGCAAAATTATGATATGAACTTAGCTAATCAGGTTGCTACTGCGAGACAAGCTGGATATGACGATGATGATCTAAGAAAAGCTTTTAAGGGCAATCCGGGAATGCTCGGTTATATGTTGGACAATCAATTAATAGAGCCTAAATCTTCTTTTGACATGGATATAACAAAAGCATTAATAGCAGCAGGTGGATATGGTGCTGTAACTTATGCAAATAGATTAAGAAAATTTGTTCCTCAGGGAAAAGAAATTGTAAAATTACTTGGTGATCAGGGTGTGAAAATGCGTGGGTATGACAATGTTGGTAATAGATTAAGAGCACCCGGTCAAGGAGTGGGTTCAATAAAGAATTTAACCGTAAAAGAATTAAGTGATCCAACTGGGCCTTATAAATTTACAAAGACACAGGCTGAAAAAATTGTTAGTAATCGAAGTAAAGGTATCCTTCCTAAAGTTGCTGGACAAAAGGGCAGGACTGGACGTCTTGTAACTAAATGGTTATTAAGAGGTCAGAAAGCTGCTAGGATTGGACGTCTTGGTTCTGTTGCTGCTATGGGTACAGGTGGAGGCTTTTTACCCGGGTTAGCTGGCCTTGCCTTATTTGAAGGTGGAATGTGGGGAATAGGGCAACTATTAGATGCTATTGGTGAGGATTAGCGTGTGGCTGTTCCTCAACAATTTAAACCTAGCTTAACTCCTCAGCAGGTAACTAATTATAGACGGCTGTATGATCAGCAGCCAGATAAATTCGATGATCAAACTCTAGAAGCGTTAGAACAACACGCTGAATATTATAAACTTCCTTTTGCAGAAAATCAAGAATCATTTCTAGGTAAAACTGGAGAGGTTATGAAACAGGCGGGTGCTGGATTTTTTAGCGGATTTACTACTTTTAACGTCGGTGATCCTCCTAAGGATGATGCAGAGGCTATTGGTCGTAATATAGGACACTTAGCTGGGTTTGTTGGATATATTCCTTCAATGCCATTTAAGTTAATGGGTGCTTATAAATTAGCCCAAGCAGCAAAGGCAGCTAGAGGGACTTCTGTCCCGATGAGGATTGCTAATTTTGCTACTAAAAAGGCTGGTAAATTAACTAATAATATATATGGTAAGGCTATTGGTGCAAGGGCTGATGCTGCTAAGACTGCAGTTGGCTTTTTACAGAATAATGTTGTAAAAGATATGGCATCTGGAGGATTTCATCTTGGTGTTGCTAGTGCTGTTAGCTCTTGGCAGGGTGGTGTTGATGAGATGTTAGATTCTTTTATACACGGTGCTGAGACTGGTGCAGTGTTCAGAGGTATAGGAAATCTGATACAAACTGGATCACCTGCTGCTGATAAGTCTTTAAGAACATTATCTGCTTCATTATACACTGGGTTACCTTCTACTGCTAGGGGAGAAACAACTCCAATGCAAATATATCAATATCTATTAGGTGGATATTTTGGGTATAATGAAATGCCTGTTCATAGGCGTATGGGTCAACAACACTTATCAAAGATGATGAAACAAGGAGTAAGAGACCCAGAACTTGTAGTTGGATGGGATAAAATAGATAAGCCGGGCCAAGATTGGGTTATAAAGAAGGTAAAAGAATTACATGAGCCCGTGAACGCCTTAGCTGCTGAGATAATGTCAGCAGTACCGGGTATTAACGCAGAGGAGGCTCAGAAAAGAGCTAGTGAATTTATAAAGTCTCAGGAAGAGAAGGAATCTATACAGTTTAGTACCGAAGGTGAACCAGTAAGAAATTATACTGAAGAAGAGTTTAGAGAAATGGATTTGAGTGGGGAAGATGTTGATGCTCAAATAAAACCAGCTCAACTTTCTATAAATGCCAAAACTTTTGTTGATAGGAATATGGAGGGTTATCTTGAAGGAAGACCTATAGGAGAAAAGTTACTTATAGCAAAGGATTTAAACGATGAATGGACTAGGCTTTTAAAGACTGAAAAGTCTGAGAAAACAGGAATAAATCCCGGTGAAGCTATGTCCAAATATATTCTGGAGAAACATCCTAAATTTTCTCAGTTAGAAGAAGATTATTCATATTGGCGTGGCCTTGGTTATATGAGGACAAGACAAAGACCTGTTAATATGATTACTATTACTAATGGTAAGGCTAGGATAATGACTCTAGATAAGAACGGTCTTGCTCAAAATGATGCTGGAAATAAAAAACAGTTAAGTCAAGAGCCTAAATCTATAGAGAAAGTTTGGCTTGAAGATTGGAATCGTAAGGTAGGTGGGGAAGAGACTGAAGCATATGGTGTATATGCAATATTAGATCATATGGTCAGGAGTACTCCTACTGGTATGAGAGAATTCGATCTTGGAAAGTATGAAGATTATTTAGCTAAGCGTAATGCAACAAAGAATCATAGAGAATACGCTAATGATGAGGATATAAATGCTGCTAAAAATGAATATGACAAAGAAATTGGCAGATTAATGAAATTTATGAATTATAGAAAGAAGTTAATAACTTATAAAGATGGTACACCAGTCCTTGATCGTCATGGTAAAAAGCAATATTATAAGCATGATATGTATTATTATGGTGGTAGGGGTGATGCTGAAAGAATGTATTTTATGAAATATCACCCAGATGTATCAAGAAATAAAAAGGTTATAAAAAAAGACTTGGCATTTATAAAAGCCACTTTGAAAAAGGCTGGGGTAAAGGAAAAAGATTTAAAAGCAATAGATAAGAGTAGAGAAGCCTTCATAAAAAGATATGGAAAGGGTATTGGCGGTGAAGATACTTTAGCTGGTGAGATATTTGATAGATCATACATATCAAATGTAATATACGATATAAGACTGAATGGATATAAAAGTCTTAGCGATTTTAGTAAGGTACTAAAGAAGGGGTATGTAAATAATGCGAAAGGTTTTAACAAACGTGCTCAAATCTGGCTCACATCTGGTTACTCTGCTGATCCTGAAGCTGTTGCTCTCCATGTTGAGAAAGCTAGACGAGGTAAGAAGGCGATAGAAAATGATAGTTTAAATATACAATTAATCGAAGATTTGGGAGATGAGATAAATCATGTAGTAGGTACAGCTAGCAGTAAACACTATGAAGTTTCTGATGGTGGCATAATAGGGCGTTCTGACGCCATAGATGGCTTAAATTACGGGGCAGGGCTTCCTTTGGAAGGTGGGGTCAATAAATCCTTTATAGTGTCTCCTAGTGCCCAATATGGAGCTCTATTGGGTAAGTACATGATACATTCAGCTTCTCCAAAGCTTGAAAAGTATATGCATGATAACAATATTCATTTAATAATCCCCAGATCAGCAGCGAAGCAGATAGGGGAAAGAAAAGTAGGTAATATTTCATGGGTTCGTAAGAAGCCTAAGGTTGATGCTGAGATATATGAATTACCAATTAGAGATATAAAAATAGTAATGTCTGAAAAGACAGATAAGCATAGTATTGAATCTCAGCATATGCCAAAACAGATGTTTATGAATTTTACTCCATATTCTTTCTTCGACCCTAGTCGTGCTCCTTTTAAGAATGCAAATCAATATAATGAAGCTATGGGTAAGATTATGGATGATATGTATCAAACTCTTAGCGGGAGTCGTGCTGCAGGTGAAGAAGAGTATAATACTATAGTAAAAAAATTAGCTGAGAATCCAACTGCTTATGAGGATGATATCCCAAAAATTCTAAATAATTTAGATAAGGTTGGTGTACATGAACTACTCGGTGCTATAAAGAAGCCGGGTAATGAGTTATTTGCTAATCAAGTTTATGCTAAGATACAGAAATATAATCGAGATATCATTGAAGATATGCGTGCTGATGGTGAATATACTGATACAGAATTGAAGAGCATGAAAGATGAAATGGCTAATTATGTCATTGTTCATGATAGGATACAGAAGCTTATCCCAAGAAGTATAGCTGGATTTTTGCATAAATACAGTCGTGATTATAGGATGTCAGTAATAAGAAACTATATTGTTAATGGTATAACGAGACCCAAAATAGGCAATAGTGGTTCTACTAGGATGAGACCTTATGAGATAGGTATGTCTAAGGAAGGGATTACTGCTGATTTGGAAAAGAGAGATGATATATTTTTCTTAGATGAGGGATTTAGAGAATTAGATGTTGATGTTACTGGTATAGGTAAGAAACGTAAACGTAAACTTGGAAAATTATGGGATGATTACCAAGTATCTTTAAAGAAATGGGATGAAAAGGCTAAGAAGTATGTGAAGATAAAGGGTGCTAAGAGAGATAAGCAATTAGAAGAACTGTTTAGAGCTGTTCTTGTTCGTGTACCTATGGATTCTATGAGTGGTGCTCACGCTCTTCATTTTAAAGGATTTACAGGAATTCGTGGATATGGATCATTACTTCATGGGAGAACTATGAAGGCTCTTGGAGGTGCTGATCTAGATGGGGATAAAGCTTTTGTGTTCTTTGGTGGTAGAGCTACTGATGGTACTGGAGAAGGTTTTAAGAAAGATTGGAAAGATGCGTATGACTGGTCTAAGAATGAGTATGTAGTAGAATCTGCAGATGGTAAGCCTATAGAGGCAGATAATAAGCGAGCTATAAACCCATTTACGGGTAAGACTTATCATTCAGAATTAACAGTTCAGCCTGATAAGGCAACTGGAGAAGATATTGTTTATGATCTTGGGAAGAATAAAGCATTGCAATATGATCCTGTGTCCAGACAGACTGCATCTAATGCAGCTTCTGAGGGTAGGGGACAATTAAAAGTTGCTGTTGTTCAGTCTGGGACTATAAGATCAGCTTATGCTGCAATAAGAGCTGCTGAAGATTCTACTGTTTTCGTGAAGATAAAAGTGAAAGACTTTACAGAAGATTTAACATTGAGGGTAAGAGCTAAAAAGGGTGATACTAGTTTGAGGGCATTCAGAGGATTAACTAGGGCTGCTGTTGGATTAGCATCAGACCCTATGGATGAAGCTGGATTAAAATTTGGTAAGCGTGGTGAAGAGCTGTTAGAAAAGCAGACTGATGCTCTATTTGAATATAAAATTATAGATAATAGGCATATGGTAGGTAATAAACAGAATCCTAATTTTGGTAAGCCAGTTCATAAATATGACAGACTAATTAAACCTCATCATAAAAGAAGTGCTGTAATAAATTTAATGAAAGATATTAATCAAGGATTATATAGTAGGAATTTTGCTGAGAATAGAAGATTTCATATGTGGGAAATCCATGAGAGACTAGAAGGGATAAATGATCCTGAAAAAGGATTAGCTCCAGAACAAAGAAATACATTTCTCCCTAAGTTAGCAACTGATATACAGGGTCTTGATTGGAGTGATGGTGTTCTTCAAAGATTAAAAGAAACAAACTTAGATAGATTATATGAAGAACATCAGGGTAGTTTAAAAGCTTATGATTGGTTGAGAGATGCTCTTGGTCGTGAAACTATGGCTGTTCCTATGAGTGCATATTATAAATTAGCTATGAAGTATAAGCTTTATACAAAAGAAGGTATGGAATCTCAATTAGATAAGCAGCATCCAAGATACAAAAGGGATATTTTAGGTGGGGATAAATTTAAATATTATAATAAAAATAAATTTGATAAGTTTGATCCAGATAATATAGAGCAGCGTACTAGACATTTAACTGATATTGTTAAAAAGGCAGAAGACTTTATTATTAATGACTTATCTGATATGGCTAGTATAAAATATATAGTAAAGAAAGCAAAGAATATTTCTAATTCTAGGATAAAAGAGATTGCTGAACAAGCAGATTTCTTGAAAAAGAATAGTTATATACTTGCCAATAAAGCTAAGAAGATAGATAAAGAGAATTCATCGCTTGACCAGTATGAGGTATCATTTTTAGAGGCTGCTCATGATAAGATATATGGTGATAAGCAGTCTGCAGCTTTGAATCAGATGCAAATCGATAAGAGAATAGAGCAGTACAAAGAACTTATTACACCTGAAGAAGCTGATTTATTTGATGCTTTTATGCTTGGTACCTTATGGCGTGGAAGAAAGTTTGATAAGAAAGCTTTTTTTAAAGAGCATGGCCCTCCTAGAACTGAGAGAGTTGCTAAAGATATAGAGAATATGATAGGTGATTCAAAGAAGACTTCTCTTTCTAGGATAGGATTTGCATCTTCGGCAATATCTGATGCCTCTGTTCGTAATATGTTAAAGGAATACTCTAAGTTATTTGATTATACTATTGATATTCCAGACGTTAAAACTGCTGAAATTCTTGTAAAGAGTGCAGAGGAATTAGACAGACCTAAACCATTTTTTGATTCTGATGGCAATAGAATTGAAGGAATGGTAGTAGAAAATCCAGAGAAGAACGCTGAAACGCAGTTATACTTCGATGAGTATGCTCCATTTATAGGACTACATAAGGGAGAGTTATCAAAAGAGGCTAGTGAGTTAGCTTATAGAATAAAAGATCATCTAGAGCATTATAATAATATAGTTGGAAAAGATTTAAATGGTGTTATGAGATGGCTTATCAAAAAAGATATAAATCAGGCGTCATTAGAAGATTTTAAGACTTTAGATAGATGGTTTTCTCAAACTAGAGATGGTAGTTGGTGGCAGAAGATGATGAGACCAGTGAAAGATAAGTCTGCAAAAATAAGCCCTTGGCATCATCTTATGTTTCCGAAGGCTATTGGACAAGATTTGATGAGGTTTGATTTAAAGTTAGTCGAAGCTCGTGCTCCATATAAAGATAAGTATGGTTGGGTTCATGGCAGAGTAGTCCAGCCTGATAATATGATGACAAAGATGCAAGGTGCTGTGCACACTATGCAGCAGCAGTCTACCCAGATGTATGAACAAGAAAAAGATTTATTTGATGCTGATATGCGACCATATCTTGAGGGTATTCCTGATGGAGCTGAATTATTTAGAGTTGCTGTAAGACTTAGAGAGTTTAAATATGCGACTTCTCCAGAATTTAGAAAAAGATATAAAGCTGATACAGCTACCTTTAATGCTTTTTCAAAGGAGTATATTAATAAATGGAACGAAATTCAAAAAGAATATGATTGGGAAGCTTTAAAAGATAAAATATATGATGTACCAGTTGAAGGTGGAAGAGTAATCAAGTTAACTGGTAATCAAATAGTGACAAATATTAATAATATAATTACTAGATGGAATAAAAGAGTTCATGGATGGATGACTGGAGAAAGGGATATGTTTGGTCAGAATGAATGGCAAAGATCATATAGCTCATTAAGAGGTAAGTATAAAAATTATGCTGGTGATTATCATATTGTTGAAAAGTTTTTGAAGAAATTCAACGAAGCTGTAGTAAAGGGTGAGAGAGTTGACTTATCTGAAGGCATTGATGGGCTTAGAGAGATTGCAAAAAGTCAAATGATTGCTGAAACCCCTAAGAGACACTCGGCTATAAAAGAAAATATAAACTTAAAATTAGAAATAGAAGAAACTGGTGATCTGGGCCCTGAAGGATATTGGCCTCATGTTGCTGGTGATAGGAAACTTGCTGCAAATGGTATAAAAGATTTGATAAAAACTCTTGAAGCTGATCCATTCATGGATAAGAGAACAAAATTAAAAGAGCTAACAAAGGCTATATATCATTATAAACAGGTAACTGGTGATTGGATGCCAAATAGTGAAATCAATGAGCCATATGAACAAGCTTTTAATGTACTGAGAGAGATAAATACTAAGCAGCAAAAGAAAGGTGAGGGTGTATCTTGGTTTACCAGTATAAGAAAAGTAGGTTCTCAACATTCTCGTAATGCACATATACCCGGATGGAGTATAGAGCCTGAGGTATATTCTAATTATATGAAGGGTGTTATTGATAATATGCATAAGCATGCTGCACAAATCAAGGTGAGATCAGATATATATAGATTTGCAGGAGAACATCATAAGAAGACTGGTGATTGGGCACATACATTTGATTGGGTTGATTTCTTTAATCTATATGCTCAAGATGCCCTTGGTTATCCACAAAAAATACCTGATCGTGTCCTTAATAATGATAGTATGAAAATAAAAGGTACTCCATATGCTTGGTGGAATGATAGTAATGTTAAACGAAGAGTAAATGATATTCGTAAGAAGCTTGGCATTGGAGCTGAAAAAGAAGCTGGCCTTCCTGAAGAATTAAAGGGTATTGATTTTGGTGTATTGGCAAAATGGGGTAATTTAGAAGCTAAATATCAACTTGCATCATTACTCGCTCATCCAAAGAGTGCTGTAGCCAATCTTTATGGTGGTACTGTGCACACGTTAGCCTCTACTGGTATGGAAAATTACCTAAATGGTCGTAATGTTAGATATCTACAATCAAATGTTAATCCAGAGTGGAAGAACTTAACTGATGTTCAGGACTGGGTGTATAAATTAGGTGTAGTAGAAGACTTTCTTATTTATGAGGCTGGGTTAAATCCAAAATTTAAAGGTAAGAAATGGCAAGAGTTTTTTGCTGAAGCCTCTGGTAAGATTAGAAAAGACCCTAAATTAGAAGACGTAGAACTAAGGTCTATTGCTAAGAAACATGGTATCGCAGATACAATCTTTAATAAAGCTGCATGGTTCATGCGAAGACCAGAGAGAACTCTCCGTAGAGATGCCTTTATGGCCCATTATCTGCAAGCTAGGAATAACTTTGAGGGTGCTATAACAAGATTTGATGACCCTGTCCTTATTAAATTAGCTAAGGAAGGTGTCAAGTCTACCCAGTTCTTATATTCAGCTCCATTTAGACCAGCTTTTGCTAGGTCTACCATGGGTAAGGTTATGACAAGATTCCAGCTCTGGTCATGGAATTCTGTAAGATTTAGAAATCAAGTTATAAGTGAAGCAGCCTTAAGAGGCTGGAAAGAGGGTACAGAAGAGTTTGAAAGATTCAAGAGGTTGGCTACTCTAGATATGATGATGCTGGGCTTATCCTCTGTATTTATGTATTCACTATTCGAAAATGCTCTACCTGCTCCTTGGAACTGGCTCCAAGATTTAGCTGACTGGGCTTTTGGAAATGAGAAAGAGAAAAGTAGGGCGTTTTTTGGAACTTATCCTACTGCGTTGGCTCCTTTACAAGTGATTACTCCTCCTATTGCAAGGCTGCTTCCACCTTTATTTAAAGGTATGGTAACAGGGGATTATGATAGATTAGCTGGATATTATGTTGCTAGTATGTTTCCTTTTGGAAGAATGGGATGGGATGTATTTGGAGAAGGTGGACTAATAGACAATCCAATGAGGTCAGTAGAAAAGATAACTGGCTTACCCTATATGCAATTTGCTAGAGAATATCAAAAAGAAAAAGAAATAATAAAGCCTAAAGGATTTTTAAGCTTAGTTGGGAATGCACCATCATGAAAAATGAATTAGATTATATATTAAGAAAGAATCAGATACCTATTCGTGAACTGAATGAAGAGAATGATGATAATTACAGAAGAACTAAAGAAGTATTGGCTAAGGCAGCTACCGTAGGTGGTGCTGGGTGGGGAATTAGTGCCTTAGGATATCAAGGGTTAAAATATAGTGGTGCTGGAACTGCTATAGGTAAAAGAGCTGGTAAAATGAGTACAGTAGTAGAAACTTTTTATGATAAGGGTAGGACAAAAAGAGATAAGCAAAAATTAATGGCTCAGCATATGATGAACAATGAGAAGGATGAGATACAAAAAATAGTTAAACGCCATGCTCCTATGCTAAAAAATGAATATCCAAAGATGCAAAGACAGATTATCCAAGATGAAATGAATAAGTATGGTGAGAAAACTTTTGCTGAACATAGGGCTAGATTAGATGTTGAGAAGCATGAAAGAACAGCAAATATAAGAGGTCGTGATTCTGGCGGTTATAAATATACAACTCTAAAAAGAGCTCATAGACATGAAAAACTTGCACAAGAAATGATAGATTGGACAGAAACTGGTAAAGTTAATGTAGATAGGTTAAGAGCTAATGGATTAAGTGAACCTATATTAACAGATATGAAAACTGCATTTGGTACTGGTGAAGGACTTTCTGATCATTCAAGAGTTTTAACACAACATGGAAGAACATTGCATCCTGATTCTAAAATATCAATTTCAAAAATTCTTGACGTAGGCGGTGATAAGAAAGCTATTGTTAAGTCAGTAAAAAGAGATGCTCAATATCAAATGGGTGAATATGTCATGAAGTATGCAGATTTAGATGATCCTAAAAGTATTGAGAAATATGCTAGGGAAAGAATTTATAGTATGCAAAAAAGAAGTATAAAGGGATTTAGAGTTGCTTCAGCTAATGTTCTTCATGAACATATAGATGATTTAGATTTAGAAGTTAGAAAATTTATGCAATCTTTTAAATATAATAAAAATACTGGGATAGCAAATATTGTTTTATCCCCACAATATAAACCACATTATCTTGTTGGCGGAGTTAATGCCAGTGTTAATTTGAGAAAATCAAAGGGTCGTGTTTTTAGACAGCATATAAAAGGCGGTATACCAAGTAAGAATATAAAAACTGATATTTTAATATCAGATAAGTATGATGTGCTTACTAATAATGATCCCTTTCAAAGAAAGGTTCACTTTAATGTTGTTACCTCACGAGATGTAGCAAGAATTAGTACTAGAGAACAATTAAAAACTGCTATAAAAGCTGGTAAATGGGAAAAAGCTATGGAGAAAGCTCTTAGGCTTGGCACAAAAGGTTTGATAAAGTTAACAAGAATTGGAAGATATATGAGATAAAGATAGGGGAGACCGAAAACAGTAAACGATCTCCCCTCTTGTGGAAGGGATAGACTACTGGACTAGGGAAATAAAGGAAAACCTAGTCGTTTAGCGTAGTTCTATCTTTGCAAGAAATTCTTAAAATATTGACACCCTTCTTTTGTATCTACAACACATGGTTTATTTTCTAACTTGTCATCAATGTGTAAAAATACTGGGGCACAATTATTTCTTTTAAGATAAGCTCTGTCTATGTGGATCATGCAGCCAAGACAGTTACCTAAGTACCAATTGGCACACTTAAGCTGAGCTTTCCTCTTCTTCTCTGTTTTCATCTTTTTCTTTATGATTATGTTCGTCTGCTGTCGTCGGTTCGAATTCCCTGCGTTCTTTCTCCTCCATCAGCCTTAACATATACGCTGATAAATATACGGACAAATCAAGTGCTTCTTCAACAGCTTCATAGAAATTATCTCTTGTTATATCATCTCTAGGCATTATTGGTACATTTTGATGATATTGCTCTGCACCTATATCTAATCTTTTTTTGATTAAATCAATAATTAAGTCATTGTTTTGCTCAAGGTCTTTTTTATCACCTGATTTCTTATACTTATCTATTTGTTCTTGCATTGCATCTATTCTAAGAGCCATTTGTTTTATAGTCCAGTCGGCTTCCAGCAATGATTGTTCTAGAAAGCCGACCTTGTTCTTTAGTATTTGTTTATTGTTCATTAAATTCTATCTAATTTATTGTATGGTAAGTTATAACAATCTACAGAAACTTTCCAATTATTTGAAGAGTCTATATCTCCTCTAGAATAAAATGTGGCTTGTTTGAAATATTCTTTCGCATCTTTTTTACCACATATCCATGATTTAATTGGTGTATTATCGTTGAATTGTATACTAACAAATACATATATGTCTGGATTTTGATGTCTACTATAATCAGCAACACTTGCATCATAGAAACCTTTTGGGGGAACTGTTCTACGCTTAGTTTTTACTTCTATCTTCTGATTATCTTTTACTAAATCGTAGCTATATTTTTCATCACCTTCATCGGTACTAATTTGTAAGGCTTTCATATAATCTGCTACAATTTCTTCACCAAGATAACCAGCAAAATTACCTTCTCCACCTAAAATAGAATTACTAATTTTTCCTAAATTTTTGGCTTTTTTCTTAGCATTTGATACCATTTCTTTTGTAAATGGTGCTTCAATAATATTATCAATCATATTCATCACATATTGATTCAGAATATGGAGTTAATTTATTATAATCTTCTTCAATACCTGTTTCAGAGCCAACTTCTGTTTGTCCATCTTGGACTGGAATCCTTTTTTGTCCAATGTCCTTAGATTCCATTTCATCTTCAATGTCTCTGATAAGATCAGAACACCTATCTAATTCTTCGATATCATTATCATTTATATAAAGATTAGCCCGATGATTACTTAATGCTGTCATAAGCATTTCTGTCTGTTCTCTAGTTAAGTTCAATATCTTCCTCCTTTTGCTAGCTTTCGTAGCACATATTCTTTTGTTTCGTCTTCTAAATTTTCTACCCATTTCATAAGATATTCAAATTCATCTTCCTCTAATGGGCCTTTTCTGGTGTTACATGATTTGCAAATTAATTGTAGATTATCAATGATGGAATCTCCACCTTTTGAAAGTGGGACAATATGATCACATACCATATTTCTTAATGTCATCTTTCTTTTACAATATTTGCAGCCGTCACCATAGTTAACATAAAACATTTCACGAAGATCATCCATTTCAATCATAAATATTACATTTGAATCTTCTGATCGTTTTTTAAGGGAGGATTTGAGACTTTGCATCTTTCTTTGTAGCTTTGTGTAAGCAATCTTCCAATAAGTACGATGATGAGGTTCTAATACCTCTTTAAATGCTTTCTTATCATATTTCATAATTATAAGGGCTCAGCGTTTTTTGCATTACTTCGCTTGTTAAAAGGCTTATGATACATCGCCGGGCGTGTAAGAGGTCTTTGTCCTCCCCCTTTCAATCAACTGAGCCCTATATAATTTATGAACAAAAGAATGCATTATACAACCATTATGTACGCTTTACTCTTTTGACTCGAGAGATATTGATACCTTCAGGCATATCATCACCAGCTTTATGAGCTGATATTGCTGCCTTTCTAGCTTTCACTTTATCTAGTTTCTCAGTAAAATGAACTTTCTTAAAATCATCTGATACTGCATGTGGATCAACTTCTACTCCACCATAGGTTTCATAGAGTTTGTATCTTGCAGTATTAGTTTCATAAACACCATCATCATTGCCAATTTCTAGAATAACAGCAGGAAGAAGCGTTTTATTAAAGTAATCCATAGTCTTTTCAAGGCCTCTACGACGAGATTTTAATCTATCAATCTCTTCTTTCAAAGCCTCTACCTCAGCATCAATGAGATGTTCTCTCTTGCTAAGCTCAACCATAAAATAATCAACATTATCGAGTTTGTTTCTTACTTGCCGATGAAGTGTCATACGATGTTCTTCAAGCTTTTTCAAACTATCCATATCAAGATCGGGTAACTGTCCAAGCCACTCGATTTCTTGATTAACATCGATAAGTTCACCAACTAGTTCTTTTGTAGTAGCCATTTATACTCCTCTTTCATCTACCATTTGGAATTTACCATTACCACCATTGAAGATATTCTTCTTTTTTAATCTGAATGATGGTTGCCATTCGAGTTCTACATCAAATAGATCACCATCACTGTTCTTAAATAAAGATACCTTTTTCTCTGGGTCATCTGACTTACCAGTGATTCCAAGTACTTTTCTAGATGCATTTTCAATTGCTCCACTTCCTTTTGCAGCATACAAATCCATAGTTTGACTTCTGGAATATTCTCTGCTTACCTGTGAAATTTGGATAATTATTATATCTTCGTTCACAGCCATATTGGAAAATGAATGACTAATATAATTTAATTTCTCATATTCTCCTCTTACATTGTAGGGAACATCAATTAAATCTATATAGTCCACGACTACACATTTAGGTTGAAATTTTCTTATCTTTTCTTGTACCTGTTGTACGCTAGGACTAATAGACTGAATTGCTATATGACTTAAGTCATCTTTATGATGCTGATAAAGTTCTTTATAGTTTTTAATTACATTGTCTTTACTCCCACCTGATACAATTTGTAAATTTCTTCGATGCATTACAAATCCAGATAGTTCTAATGATAAGAACAGTGTTGGAATTTGCAGCTCACTCTCTATTATGTCGAGGTTTGCATTATATCCTAACACTATGTTTTGTGCTAACGCTGTTTTGTTAGCCCCTGTCGAACCGAATATAGTGACTAATTCACCGGGGTATATAGTCGCATCTGTCATATATACGCCTAACTGCCTAGCTAGGTCTATAGTTCTGCCCGTAAAATCGGTTTCTAGCCTTGCAGCTAAGTCCGATTGTAAATCTTCACTATTCTTTATGTCTACAAGATAGTCTTTTCTTTTATAGTAAATACAATTTGGTTTACAATATTTCATCATTAGTTCATCTTGACAACCATATTTGTATCCACCACGATAAGTATCTTCTACCTTCTTTAAAACTAAATCTTCCCTTAGTTGATTATTATTCCATTCAAGAAGTGATGCTTTTGTTGCAACACTTGGTATACCATGTCTGAAGAAATGGGATGCTATTCGCATCATAGTATTATTTCTTGATCCCTTTTCTGGGCCAAGTGAATACATCTTCTGTACGCATGGTACAATATTCTTAGGTTCTACGCTTGATTCCATTGTTCTAATCTTTGGAACAGTCATAGCGATCTTATCTTCTAATTCTCCATCACCCCAGATATTTTCAACAAAATAATGTCTACGACTCGCAGCCATTCTATGTATATCTTCAAATGATAGATTTTGTATTTCAGAATATGAAAGTGGAATTTTATATAGAGATGATTTTTGGTTTAGAGTGTCTCTGCACCTGTAGATCGAAGTTCTGTTATAGACTGCTAAATCTATTTCACTGAATAAATTGTTCATAGTTTCTTTAACAATAAATGGTAAGTCTTTATTTCCTGACGGAAAATTAAATACTTCCCCACTTATCATTATATGATATCCAGTACCACTAAAGAAAACTTGATAAGATTCTGGGGATACATTCAGCTCTTCTAATTCAAATAATACACCTTTTGTTTTATTTAGTGTATGTTGATCTGAATCTTGTCCTTTATCTATATCAATTAATACATTTTTTATGTATCTTTTACCAATAAAATCTTTAAGAGTTTTTCTTATCTTAAAATATTCTTTGGCCTCTTCATCATATAGATATAAGCTTTTATATACAGCATTATTCTCACCATGTTCAATAATAACATCTATAACTTGTTCTTCAGGAATAAGAAGCCCTCTATTACGAGGGCTCCCTATTGCTACTTCGTTAAAGAATGACACTAAAAAGAAGTTTGTGTTCCACCAGAAGCAGTGGTACTTCTAGGTGATACACTATTAACAACTTTCTCATTTGCGTCGTGCTCAACAATATACTTTTTAGCCTTCATGAAGTTAATATAACTTTCAAGATCAGTCCGACCTTTTTCGTCATTTTTAACTACCTTAGGGCATACGGTTGGGTAAGCTCTTTTTGCCTTATCATCCCATTTGCTGTAAACAAAAATATAATAAGGTGTATCATGGTTGTCTATTCCATAATTGGCTTGTGTAAAATGAGCATTTAATGTTAGTGCGACATCGTCTTCTAAGACATTATCATCACCATCAACCCATTCTCCTTTGGTATTTATACCACCGTCCCATCCGAGAGCATCTGTTAAGTAGAGTATCTTTTTTAACAAGCTACTATCACCAGAAATAGTCCCATCTGATTCATAATCAAAACTTCCCAATAAATTATATTTAGTAGGAAATTGACTATTCTCATTCCTGAAATGTACCTCTATGTACACATCCAGATTTTCATATTGATCTGATTTATTAACAAAATCAGTTAAAGCAACATCTTGGAATCCTAACCAAGGGCTTTTACCTGAATTTGTTCTTTTAGCTTCGTAAGAACCTCTATACGGCATACGCTACTCCTTTTCTTTGAATTTAAGGATTTCGTTCATTACACTATCGTAATCGAAATCAAGAACTTTTTGGGCAAGCGGTTTCAATCTGCTGCCCACAGCTCTTTCATCATAAGATTGGAAAGAAATATAGAACTTTCCATCTTCTTTACTTGCGGTAGTGTATCCAATTACATCTGCTGAAGCAGTTACTCCAATTGCCAGACCTCCCGGCAGTTGTGGCCCCAGTTGACTCTTGCCGTCTGTGACTGATGTTGGTTTTGCATGACTTACTAGAACAAGATTCTTATTTAAAGATTTGCACAGCCGTTGAAATTTCCTGATTATATCAAGATTTTTCTTTCTAGCTTGTGCCCAGTCTTGTCCCCATGAGCTTGCATCACCCATTGCTACTTGACCTCTTTCATCACATACTTCGTCTTCTATCCATCTATTTATGTGATCAAGAGTATCAATAGCAATTGTATCATAAGGAAGCTTTTTCAAGTTTTCCTTAAGCCAGTAATATACCTCTACCATGGAATATACTTCCATTGGTTCACCTACACTATCACCAGTTCTGTGATAATGATCTCTTTCGTCATTAGGAATAACTTCTGTCAAAGGGGTTCCCTTTTCAACAATTTGTTTTCCTTCAAACATTTGAGGTCTAGTAGGTGTATTTAGGCATGTTACTGTAACTGTATTTGCTTTATCAACAAAATCTGAGCCTAAGTCTGTATCTATTAAGAGACATCCGTCTGCTCCATTTTTACTCCATTGACTAGCTTGTGTTGATTTACCCGTTTTGGGTTGACCGATAAAATACCAAGTCAACCCATTGGGCAACACTTTCCAATCAGTAGATATTTTCCTAACTTTAATATCCATATACCATCCTATGTATTAATTATTAACTGTTCAGTTCGCATTTTTAATGGCATTAAGCCTATCCAAATGTACAAGTAATAAGGTCTTTTTGCAACTACATTAAAGACTTGGTCAACACCAAAACCTCCAACTATAGCTGCAGTAAAGATAGTATGCTTCATTGTACAAGGCTCTTCTGCTATCTCATTTGTAGGTAACCAACTATCAAGATACTTATCAAATTTCTTAGTAGCTGTTACAATTTCCATAGCCATAGCACCCATACGCAAATCTATAAAGAACTGTCTATTAGGTTGTTCTAACCATTTATTATAGGCAATTAATCTACCCTCCATATTGTCTAAACAAACAATCATTTTAGGGAACGTAGGACTATCTTCATCATAGAGTTCATCTTTACAGTCAATACTCTGTGTATCATCCATATATGAGTATCCTATAGCATTCGCAGCAGTAGACTTATATCTACCACTAAAGGCTTGAGGATATAATGTGGTTGATAAATTATGCTCTTCAAGAGTATCATGATCATAACCTATTATTTTCCTAAAACCCATAATGGACAACAGAGGTACCAGCTGTGAACCGATACCTCCTAATCCAACTAAACCAATTTGATCTAGTTTTTTCTGTGGGATTAAATCCTTATTTCTTAGAAACCTATTTTGATTGGTCATACAAGATAACCAGTTTGATAGGGATCATAAGGATATAATAACTTCATTGCAGTTAACGCATCAATACCAAGTTTACATAATTTATTTTCTGCATCAATATCAGTTAACTTACCTTGAAAGTGTAATTCAACAATAGTATCTATCTTTTGTTGTTGTACACTGGTAACTTTACTATCTTGAAACAGTCTTGTCTGATTATGATTAGATTGATGTTGATTAATCCAATTATTCTGACCATTGTAAACTTGAGTACCTGCATATGTTTTAATTTGAGTAGATACTGGAACTTTATTATCCTCAATCTCTTTTGCTATCAATTCCCATTCTTCTAGAATTTTGATATTATTTTGGATATCTATATCACTCTCATCTATTAGAACACAATGAGAAGCTTTATATTGATCTTTATATCCAAATCCAAAAGCTTCAGTAGCTTTACCTGAACTTGCCACTACTAAACTACCATAGAATCCTTCATTTGGTGCCATATCTTCTATAGTACTTTGATCTGTACTAGATAAGAAAGCTCCCATAGTATTATGGCTATGAATTAGTCCAATATTAGCTTTTTTAGTAGCTGGACACTCCGTGAATGTTTTCTTTAGAATTTTAGCCATATCATCTGATTCAAACTCAGTTGATGCAGCACTACCTAAATTCAAAGGATGGAAATGTATTATTTTCCACTCTTTAGGATATCCATCTTCATCAGTCTTAACCTTGTACCAAGCAGGGCCAGACCACTCTAATTTCTTGAACTTAGTCAAAAAATAGAGGTATTTGTTGTGTATTTTCTTCGGTATTATTAGTTTGCACATTTTTCTCTAACCTCCTTAGGTTCATTCTGTAATGGAATGCTAAGCATTCACGTTCAATATGTAGCAATTTTTCTTTTAACTTATGATATGCTACCACTAGTTCTTTCATATCTTTAGGAACACGTTGGTCTACAAATAGATTGATAATATTATTTATACGTTTACTATCATATGTTGCACCAATATCTCTCCAAAAGAGACCCTTATCTATTACTGGTATTCTATCTGTAACATTATCTACAGTACTTAGATAAACTTCTTCATCCATTAGTTCATAATGAAAATGTTCTTGCACAAGATCATTCATAGCATTATTAAAATCTATTTTATTTAATATTCTTTGGTATCTTGTTCTTAAACATCGTCTTACTCTTAATCTTCTGTTATGTAGTTTTCTTTCAATTGGTTCTTTTAAACTTTTAGCAGTAATAGTACCACTATAAGGTTGAGCTCTGTGAACTAATCTTTTAATATTTGATTCAGTATAGTTATCACAGAAATTTTGTAATGCTACATCATGAAAATGATAATACTTACCCCAAAGTTTAATAAACCAAGGAACTATATCATCCTCTCTTATCAAAGTTCTATAAGAACTAATATCAGATGTAGAAAACCAAGCAGCATTTATAGTTTCTGACATACATGCTAAGATTCCTTTCATCTTTGTATAATTAGTCCAACTTTGTCCAGTATCATCAAAATGAGTCAGAACTCTTTGAAAACTAAATGAGTAATTATTCTGTTCAAACTCTCCATCATTATTAATTTCAAGAATAATATGGTTCATATTATTTCTGAATCTATGATTTCCACTAATAGTCCATGATTTATGATGATCACTATTTATATTAGCACCAGCTTCAAGACATGCTTCAGCTATTTCATTAGATATAGAGAGTCCATTATTTCTTATGTTGTCTCTATTAAATATCAACTCTTCAGCTAATATCATCTCAGACTTTATTTGTACTAAGAAATTTATAGCATCTTCAATATTTTCATATTTTATTAAAGGAAGCCAACTTCTAATAAATTCTATACAGACTTCTTCTGGTATATCTCTTCGTAAGACTCTATTTTTCAGATTTTTGATTCTACCAATAGTAATCTCTTCATTGCCAAGTTCTGTCTTTATTTGACGCCTATTAATATTCCAGTATGCTGATCTACCATTCCAAGTATTTAAGAATTGGTTACAAGTCATAAGAAACATTAAGAAGTTGCCCAGTCGCCACAATTTCACATAATCAGGGCCAAATGCACCTGTACAAGGATTATGTCCCGAGATATGTGGATGCCAACATTCTACTGCTTGGCGAAAATTGAAAGAAGGCTTATCACCTTTTTCTATAACTGAATTGAAATAAGATATCATAGGATGTTGACCATAAGAATATGTCAACTTCATGTATACCTTTTCAAGGTATGTTATTCTACGACCTCTTAGTTTGGGTATTCCCATATAAAATACTAAAGCTCTATCATCATTTCCCTCTGGATCATTTTTGTACCCATCTATGGCAACAACGCCATATTTTTTATTAGGGTCTTTAATCTTGTTCCAAATCATATCATAATATTTGTCTAAATTTTCATAGATTTCAGTCTGTTCATCTATTTTAAACATTTTATTAATTAATTTAAGAATTCTTTCTTTGTATCCCACAGAAGTATGCTCAATTGGCATATCATTTATGTCTACAACAGGTGATAAGGCTTTTGGTAATGCATTGTATACTTTTGTCATTACTCTATCTCCTATTATTATTTAAGTTATTAAATTCACTTAAAGTGGCAGAAGCTGGCTTTATACTATAAATAGTACTCCACCAGCTTACTGCTGTCTCAGACGATTAGCATCCAGAGGATACTTTACTTCGCTGAAATGATACAATATCATCGTCAGCTAGGTGTTTTGAGGTTTTAACCTCATCATCATCGACATACACTTTTACCCCAGTTAATGAAATATCCATAATCCTAGCTAATTCAGCTGGAGTATTTCCTTCCATTTCTCTGGGCATACCACCGTTGTGATATGAAACTACTGTGACGTTAGCCATGGTAGCACCTCCTTAATTAAGGTTTAGGTTGATCAATTAAAAGTGTCACTCTTTAACATTGTACACGTTTCTTATTTTATTTGAAACTCTGCACACCACTCGGATCATTATTACATACGTATGCAACTATGTTTTTTTTTAGGTCTACCGGGTTTCCGTTTAACAGGAATTTGCTTTGACCAGTAATATACTTGTCCTCTAAGTCTCTTCATTTGATATCTGAGTCTCCTTAGGGGTAAAATATAATACAAGGACATAAGAATTACGCCTGTTGCGAATCCACCGAGTAATATAACTACTTCAAATATAGTCATTTTTTCTCCTTTTCAAGTATTACTTTAACTAATTGTCTTATCTTAGCTAAAGCTCTTTGTTTAAAAGGCTCGTCAAAAGGTGCTTTAATATCCCATACTATCAGTTCCTGATCTCTTTTGACGGACTTATCTGGAATAAAGTAAGCAAATACATAGCCATCGCCATCTCCTTTACTTACCCTTCCTTCAAAGCTTGTTTTCTTTAGATGATTCGTTTCATAGAATGCATCTACTTTTGGGTCATCTTCATCCATCTGTATTGACATACTCATACAATAGGGCTGTTGCCCTGCCCATTTCTCATGGCTTTTTGCCACCTGATACTATTGTATCTATCTCTCAACTCGTTATATCTGGTATGTCCTGCTCCACCTTCTTTTAATTTACCATCATCGATGAGACTTTTATAAAAATTTATAATTCTCAAGAGTCTTCTTTGTGCGATTCCTTCTGGTTGATTCATCTTCTTCCTTTCTTTAATTTAATTATATCTTCGTGTTGTTTTTCTATAATCTTATTTAATCTTAGAATTTCTTTGTCTTTTCCATAAAATTCTTTAAACCATTGATTAATACGATTACGTTCTTTTCTGTTTTTATGAGAACAATAAGACTGTGTAACATATATTATCTCTTTATTATTAGAGTCTTTAATAGATATAACATTTTTACTAATTTTTTTAATTGTCATTTGTTTTCCTTTTTAATTAATGAGCCGTGCAAGTTTCTAAAACTCTGTGTAGCTTTCGCTTCCCTTTAACACGGCTCTTTTCGATGAAATTCTGCGAAGTGGTTGCCATACCAAGTATCACTTTTTTAAAGAGTCAGCCTGTTGACCTGTTGTCTTTTTAACCAACGACATACTCTTTCCCCTTCGCTTTGGGCTTGGGGGGTTAACATTTGTTATCTTTTTAAGTAATTCTTTCTTCGCATTCATTTCAGTTTGAATAAGTTGTATTGCTGCGTCTTCTTTTGCTTGCTTTATCTGCGTTTCTATCCAGCATTCAATAGAGTTTTCAATTGACTCAATACTACCATCTGTAATATCCATCAGTCCGTAAATCCTTTTTTGAACCAATATTCACGATTTTTAGTATCATTAGGTGATTCTGCCTCATTTTCAGTAAAATGAGCATCAATAGCATCTTGAATTGATATTTTTGGGGCTGTTTTCTTTAATACCTCTGTCCAAGAAGTATTTAAAAACTTAAGTAAGATTTTATTCTTTGCCTCAAGAGCATCAATTCTCATATCAGTCTTTATCATAAAATTTATTGTATTGTCTTCATCTATACGATGAGCTTCATCAAGACAATTCATTCTATAATCTAACTTATTCATTTTGTCGCATATCTCATGTATTTTATGGGCTGTCATTACGACAAATATGCCCATTAATGATACGAGTAATACGAATGAGTAAAATACTGGGCTACTCATAATTTGCCCTCCTTTTGATCATTTCTGAATACTATTTTACAAGTATCCAATGTTAATACAGTATGTTTACCTCTTTGATAAGTACCTACATACTTATCTGGGTACTTATTGATTATCTCTTTAATAGAGATTTCTTGCAATCTATATCGATTGTCTTTGTTATGATTTTTCTTTGTAGTCATTACTCATCCTTTTTGAAAAATTATTGGACGACAGGGTTCAGATGTTGGCCTGTACTCGGGCCACCTGCAATGAGTGAGGTTCTGAAACAGTATCTGATCCATTGTTTCACTTCTCATACCATTAATAAACCCCTGCGGGTGTTCTGTCCTATGCTCAGCTTGGCACACAGGCTTCATCTCAGGCACTCGCCCGTCAATGATTTTTTACAGTATTAATGTTGCTTATGCCCCCATTCCAAGGGCATTATTAGCATACGTCCAAATATAATATTAATTGTCAAATGTTCATTAAAAATATAATAAAGAATACATCTACATGCAAGCTTATCTTACACTTCGTTGCGATGATAACTTTAGCAAATTTCGGTATCTCAGTAGGTGCAAGCTTATCAGGAAGTTCTCCCCTTCCCTCGCTAACCGTTCCTTGATTATCTTGTTGGATAATAATCTGAGATTATACCGCATTTATAAAAGTAAATAAAATTATAATAACTAAGAGGAGTAAATAACATCGCCCTGTTAGAGGCTATAGATTTGTTGACATAGTGTATTATCACTAATTCCACTACATTACCACGCATCTATAGCTTAAGTAGCATTTGTCTTACCTACTCCTCATAATTTGATAGAACCACGTTTTTATAAAGTGTGTGGACACTCTGCTTTATACTATCTTTAGTCATGATTCTTACCAGAACCTAAGCTCCTTGCACCGCATGCCCGGTAGTGTTTTATTAATACCAAGATATTAATCAGGCACACTATAAGCCCGATGTTTAATAAATACTCAAGATACATACTATATTAATCCCTTCATTCTCTTCTCTATTAATTTCCCATATTCATCTGCTTCAGCTATTTTAGCTTCAAGCTTAGCCTTTATTTGGGCTAATTGCATCTTATCCATCTCTTCTTTGGTTCTTCCATTACCAAATTCAATATTATATGGATATTCATCATTCATTATTATTACCTCTTTATTAAGGAAATATGAGAGAATATAGTCGCTGGGCTCCTTCACATCATCTGTTACGGATGTCCTCCTTACAGAGTGCAGGACACTTCCCAATATTGCATGCTTTACATCCCTATTGGGCTTCACATGACCACTGCTTCATTAAGCTCAACTTCGAGGGGTATGGTACCCTTATATTCTCTCATAATCCGAGTAATGTGTTTCATCAAGAGTTCAAATAAGGGCTGTATCATCTACGACTATTTTCCCTATGAACTTGCCTTGTTATCCCACATTTGATTGTTAAAGATTTGAGAGATAGGTTATAATACTATGGTATAACCCATAGTATCCATCTCTCCTCCATGGACGCTCTGTTACTTGATACTTAGAATCTCCAGCTTCTAAGCGTTAACACAATCCACAATTGTCCCTGCTTTCTTAGCATACGATACATTTAAGTTGTGTACAAATGTACCTTTTGGGATAAGTCTTTAGTTGATACATACCTGTACCAACCCTGTGTTACTATTATAGCGTCCTGCTCATCGTAATAGTAACACACTAAAAAGGATAGTACATACCAACTGTTGCTTGCTCAACAGTATGTACTATCCGTGCAGGTGGACTACTACCAGCTAATGCTGTCCCTGAGGACAACAGGCTTGTAGTAGGCTACTGCCGATGGAGGAAGCTCATCAGTTCCCTTGAACTCTGTGGGCTCTCCTACCAATCGGTAGTCGACACCTTCAGTAACTTGCAATGGTTGCTTAAGCTTCTCTGAAGCTTTGGCTATCTTTGCAACAGTTTTGGCTGGTATGACCAGTCTAAACTGCTTGGTTACTTGGAGTGTACGAACCTTGAGATTAGAGGTGTAGATGATTCTACCATCTCTATCTCGTTCTGGTTCGAACTCTCCCCTGAAGGTACGACCTGCTGATGTGTTGCTGAAAACTGCGTCAGAGACGAAGTTGTCAGTCTTTTTATCAGCCATATCACGTACTCCGTGGTTATGGGTTATAAGAAGATGGATGCCATAGTATCCACATAAGACACATCTAAACATCCCGAGATGTTGGCAGGGGGCAATACATTGCGTTAAGCTCGACCTCGATAGATTTCAACGGGCAAGGCACCCCATGCCGGTGAAATCCGAGGGGGAGTAGCAACCTGTATATCCCGTACTCCCATTCTAGAGTAAGTTTCTAGGATTCCTTGCTTTATTTTAAAATATTTTTTTATTATTTTTTGGATAATCCCCTAGTCCCTTGCTATTACAGCACTTATCTAAGGAGCGTTAAAGTGATACTTTACTATTGTATTATATAGTATTTCTTATTTAATTTTGATTAAAAAGAAAGTATGACGCTTTTATGATAAGTCTTTGGTAACATGGTAACTAACAGACCCCAGAAGAGGGGAAAGAAGACCTCACAGGGTTCTTCTACCCTCACGAAGTATGGCCATAGCGGCTCTAAAAGGCGTTATATTAAGAGATATAGAGGTCAAGGCAGGTAAGGAGAAATAAGTGGCAGGATTCAATATAAATAGTTATATTAAGAGCGATGAATCGTTGGATTATCAAAAGATTTATAGAGATATGGAAGAAATAACGGGCTTCATGGCTCAGACAAGAAGAGAAGATCATTACCACAGAGTCGTCGGACTCTTCGA